TTCCTCAGCCGAGTCGGGCGCATAGCCTTGAGAGCACGAGGACCGATAAGGTCTATCATGCTCAGCAAGGTCCGGTAGTTCACGCTGAAGTACTTCAGCTTGAACTCCCAACCCGATGGGTCGATCACCCTACCGGCGAACTCTCCAACTCGACCGCGGAGCGACTTCGACCAGGAGATCTCGGCACCAAGGACCTTGGTGACGACTCTCTGGTACTCCGCCGCTAGCTCGTCGTCGGCGATCACCAAGTCATCCCCAAGGATGACATATGGTGCCGTTGACGGATCTCCCTTCCAGAGGGAACGTACCACTGCGTGGTGCGTCAACGCAAACGCCGCGAAAGAGGCGACAACCCCTAAGGGTTGTCCCACTTTCCAAGCGATGTGCGCTTTCGCGCTACCAGGGTACTCCACCTGGGCAGGAATCCGAGCTAGGATCGAGAAGGTGTTCACCCACATTCTCCAGTTCTTGCTCGGGTTCAACCCAAGCAAGACGGTGCGGGTGAGTGCCAACGGGAATCGATCTGTGGCTGAGGAGAGGTCAAACGAATAAACCGTTCGACCCTCCCTCAACCATTCGATCACCCGATTCGCTCCCTTCACCTGTTCGAAGGTACAGTCCTGTGGTATCTTAGTGAGAGCGCTGTAAAGCACTCTCGCCCAAGGTGCCAACAGATACTGGACCCAGAACGGGGGGGAGAGGTAGAATCGGGCCTTCCCGTCCGGCTGCACGCGACACCTAATGCGGCCAAGGGTGTTGGGAATTAACCCATGACCCTTTGGGAGCCTCACTGGGATCACTGGTATTTGCCGTAAGGCAAAAGGCCAGCGACTCCAGAGGTCCCACCGGTTGGCCCATTGGCTAAGTGTCCAAGAGCCGTGGATGAGCTCTATCCACTCAGTGGATATGGACCCATCCCGGTTCCGAGACCTTAGCATCAACGGGTCAGGCACCGGGACCCATCGGGGCAGTCGCAGCTCCGGAAAACACTCCCGCACCGGTCTACGTCCCACGAATCCCCAAGGGATTTCGCAGAACGGACTTGCTGTCGGGAGCGACCCGAGCACTTCACTAGAGAATGGTGCCGTGACCGCCCGTTCGAACTTCTGCACGTCATGCGGCGTTGGGTCGGCGTGTCGAGGGCCTAAGCCCGTGAACACCCGCCACAACTGCAGCAATTGTGCATAATGTTCGAACCGACCCGTCCTAGCAACCCTCTCAGGATAGGCCAGATATCTGGCGCTTATCCAAGGAGGGCGCTCGGGCTCTTCCCCAGCCCTTAGCTTCAAGAGGTACTGAACGATGAGCTTACATCGCTCAGCAGCCCACTTGAAGCCGGAATGGGAAATCCACCGCTGTACCGCAGCAAGAACTTGCTTACGGTACGGCGTGGCGACGAGGGGGAGCATGGCGTATGCTTGCCTTGCGGCGGTGGTGCTCATAGGAGTTACCTCCTGTGATGTGCCACTGGCGCGCTGGCGCGCAAGCGCCACATCCCCACG